TAGGCGACGATGGTTAGATTTAGTATCACATGATGCTAACCTTATTAGTACAACACAACCTAATGAAGGCGATTGGATTTATATGCCTACACAGAAAAGGTTGTTTGAGATTAGTTTTGTAGATATAGATGATCCATTTTTCCAGGTGGACAATTTGCCGGTGTATAAACTTTATGCTCGCACTGTCGAATACTCAATGGAAGACCTTGACACGGGTGTTGCTGATATTGATGCTATCGAAACGAAATACTCTACCGATGCACTAGACTGGCAGTTCCTGGGAGAACAAGGTCCGACTACTATCTTCAATCAACAAATTGCTATCGAGAGAGGAACCTACAGTGGTGTATGGCCAGGTAGTGGTGTTATTGAACTTGAAAATGCTACGAATACACCGCCTGCTGCTGGCCAAATGTTACTCGGAGAAAACGAGACAGGATTCGCTGCCGTGCTCACTGAAGATTCGGATGCATACTATGCCTGGTTTATTATTAATGAAGACTTCCGCATTGCTACATTAGACACTGGCTCAGATAATGAATACTTAGAAACTCAAGCAACAAATATACTAGATTTTACTGAATCGAATCCCTTTGGTGATCCGACAGATAGTATGTAATTATGGAGTAGAAATATGTTAGGACAATATTTTTATAACGAAAGTTTTAGAAAAACTATTATAGCTTTTGGATCATTATTTAATGATATAGCTATTACAAGAAAAAATAGTGCAGGTACAGAAGTACAAACACTAAAGGTTCCTTTGGCATATGGACCTAAACAAAAATTTATAACTCGTTTAGAACAAGACCCTGGTGACAATCAAGCAATAGCTATGACTCTTCCCAGAATAGGATTTGAGATTGCTGGATTTGCTTATGACCCAGTAAGAAAATTAAATAGAATTATAAAAAAGAAAATTGTATCTACGGAGGCGGATAAAAAATTACAACAAATGTCTGTTCAATATACCCCCGTACCCTATGATGTGGGATTTGAATTATTCATTATGACTAAAAATAGTGATGATGGTATTCAGATTGTTGAACAAATACTACCGTACTTTCAACCAGAATATACCGTATCAATTAAAGAAGTTCCTGAAATGGATACGATTAGGGATGTTCCGGTAGTTTTGAATAGCATTAGTTACGAAGATACTTATGCTGGAGATTTTACAGAACGTAGGGCAATAATTTATACTTTAAATTTTACGGCTAAAGCATATGTTTATGGTCCTGTTACTACGGCCAAACCAATTACCAAAGTGCAAGTGGATACATATGATAATCTACAAAGTCAAGCACCTGAAAGAATACAAAGATATACAGTTACAGCAAATGTAGATTCCTCTTTGGGTGATGATAATTTTGGTTTTAATGAAACAACTTCTGAGTGGGTGTAATGTCGTGAAAATAGATGATGCGTTGAATGATGTTTTGGGTTTAACCCAAAATATAAAACAAGATATATTAGACCCAAAACCACACAAGGAGACGTTACCAGCGGTGGTAGGAGAGACACAAAGCGAGGACATAGACACTGACTATGCCTATAGCAGAACTAACTTCTACAGTCTAATAGAGAGGGGTCAGGACGCCATAGATGGCATTCTACAGTTGGCTAAAGAACAAGAACATCCCAGAACATACGAAGTGGCTGGTCAGTTGATTAAAACTGTATCAGAGGTTACAGAAAGACTTGCTGATTTACAAGAAAAAATGCAACGACTTAAAGAAGTTCCCGATAAGGGACCAACGAATGTAACCAATGCTTTGTTTGTTGGTAGTACAAAAGAACTCCAATCTCTTTTAAAGGGTAACCATGAAAGTATTGAGAGCAAAAGAGAAACGTCCTAACATTCATTCCTTTAAAATATCTGATTTAAAAATCCAAGCTTCACGAGCAATTAATGATGATGTTGTAAAAACTGGAGTGATGTTGCACCCTATAGAAGTAAGAGACCGTCGAGATATGAAAATGGATAATCTTAGATATGGTGCTAATAGCGCAGTATATGTGCATAAAGATTATGATGTTTGGCGAGGTAATAGTAGAGTTAAAGCAGCTATAGATATGGGGTATACACATATAGAAGGAGTGTTTTTAGATGGTAGAAGTTTATAAAGGTAATCCAAATCTAAAGACAGCTCAGGTACGCCAAGAGTATACAGAACAACAGGTAACAGAGTTTATCAAGTGTTCTAAAGATCCCGTATACTTTATTCAAAACTATGTACAAATAGTAAGTATTGACGAAGGCTTAGTGCCGTTTAATATGTATCCCTTTCAAAAAGAAATAGTGGGTACATTCCATAAAAATAGATTTACTATATGTAAACTACCAAGACAGTCTGGTAAATCAACTACTATTATTTCTTATCTTATCTATTATGTGATATTTAACGAACAAGTTAATATAGCTATTTTAGCTAACAAAGCATCGACTGCTCGTGATTTGTTATCTCGTTTTCAGTTGGCATATGAACATTTACCTTCATGGTTACAAATGGGGGTAATGAATTGGAATAAAGGGTCATTAGAATTAGAGAATGGTTCTAAAATAATCGCAGCCTCAACATCTGCTTCAGCAGTCCGGGGTGGTACTTACAACATTATCTTCCTCGATGAGTTTGCTTTCGTACCCTCCAACATAGCAGAACAATTTTTTAGCTCAGTGTATCCTACGATTACCTCTGGTCAATCATCGAAGGTAATGATTGTGTCAACACCACATGGTATGAATATGTACTATAAGATGTGGATGGATGCTATCAATGAGAAAAGTGATTTTGTACCTATTGAAGTGTCTTGGCAAGAGGTGCCCGGTAGAGATGAAGAATGGAAAGAAGAAACCATAAGAAACACTAGCGCACAACAATTCTTACAAGAGTTTGAATGTTCGTTCCTGGGTTCTATTGATACGCTGATAAGTCCAACCAAGATACAGGTAATACCCCATTTTGATCCTATCGAGTCTAGTGGTGGTTTAGATATTTTTGAAGCACCAATAAAAGAACATGAATATTGTGTATCGGTTGATGTTGCTCGTGGCCAGGGTGGTGATTATTCTGCTTTTGTTGTGATAGATATTACTACTGTCCCATATAAGGTAGTGGCAAAGTTTCGTAGTAATGAAGTAAAACCACTTGTCTTTCCAGACATCATTTATCGCACAGGTAAAAGTTATAATAATGCTCATATGTTAGTAGAGATAAACGATATTGGTGGACAAATAGCAGACGCCTTACATCACGACTTGGGCTATGAGAATATGATAATGACCCAGTTAAGGGGTAGACTTGGCCAAGTAGTTGGTGGAGGTTTTGGGGATAGTCAAGTTGACTTAGGTATAAGAACTACCAAGTCACTTAAACGAATCGGTTGTTCTAACTTGAAACAGTTGATAGAAAGTGATAAATTATTATTTAATGACTTTGATATCATTGTAGAGTTGTCTAACTTTGTTTCTAAGGGACAGTCGTTTGAGGGAGATGAAGGTGCTACAGATGATTTGGTTATGTGTTTAGTATTTTTTGCTTGGTTGACTGACCAACAATACTTTAAAGATTTAACCGATGATGATATTCGCAAAAGACTTTATGAAACGCAGGCAGAAACTATTGATGCTGATATGGCGCCATTTGGTTTTATAGATGATGGTATACATTATGGAGAATTAGCTTCCTTTACAGATGATAAGGGTGATTATTGGATACCCACGAAAGCCCCAGATGCCTTTGATGTATATTAGAAGGTCCATGGACCTTTAAGTTCATCCCACTCCTTATCAATAATACAATGGTCACATATCACTACACTTTGTTGAATAAGTGTAGAGGCTTCTTTTCTTTGTTCTGTTTTACGACCATAACGAAAAATGTTATGTCTTATTTTGTTGTGATAAGGATACCAACGTAAATATCTTTCAGTTGTTTCTCCACAAACTAAACAAACCTTATCTTCAAAAGTTTTTAGTAGGGCTCTTTTTCTTCCTAAATCACGCATCAGTGTATACTTTCTTTATTCATTTTTATTTATCATTACACAGCAGTGTTTTTAGAAAACTTCATAATACTAAATAATAAGAATACAAAAAATGAAGATGTAATTTATATTATCTTTTTACAATAGACCTAGGAGAGAAACAAAATGGGAGATTTAGTCTCACCTGGTGTACAAGTAAAAGAAAAAGACCTAACAACCACCGTAGCAAGTGAACCCACAAGTGTAGGTGCCATGGCCGGCATTTTCACTAAGGGTCCTGTTTCAGAAGTAGTAACGCTTTTTTCTGAAGAAGAATTGGTTGATATTTTTGGTAAGCCTAACGGCACCAACTATGAATACTGGTTTACGGCAGCGTCTTTTTTGTTGTACTCTAATACACTAAGGGTAGTTAGAATGGAAACTGGTTCAGGAGCCACAGCTCTATTGAATAGTTGTGTTTCTGGCAGTGCAATTCTAATCAAAAATAATAACCATTACGAAAACGGTGATGGTGTCACGGGTCCTTTTAATACTGGTAATGCTAATGTAGGTGAATGGGCTGCAAGAACCGCAGGCGCTTGGGCGAATACCCTAAGAGTCGAGGCGTGTAATACAGCTGCTGGTTACTCCGAAACTGCAAAAACTACAACGTCAACAACGATGGTTATAAATCATCCAACTGTTCCTTTAACATCAGCCACGGGTTTTCAGGTAGGTGATATTATCTATCTACAAGAAGCCAATGGTCAGAAATATCGTATTACTGAACTTGTTGGTACTAATGCAACAATAGTAAGATATCCCGCCACAAGTGCGGTTGGGGTAGCAAGTGCAATTGCATCTGGTGTGAATGTTGATAGAGAATGGCGTTGGGCCGACCAGTTTGATAAAGCACCGGGAACTTCACAGTTCTGTACGGATCGTGGTGGTGTAAACGACGAAATGCATATCATTATCATTGATGAAGATGGTGAAATTTCTGGAACGACCAATGCTGTTTTAGAAAAATTTGAAAATGTATCTAAAGGTTCAGATGCA